ATGAGCTGGCCGCTGTATCGTTTGGATAATTTCTTAAATCTAATTGTACAATAGCGCTTCCTTGTTGTGATATAAAGTCAGGTATAATTCTACTAACTCTCATAATGTTTTCACCATCACCTCTAAGGTCACCTAAATTTGTTGCAGCACCTCTTACAACTTTTTGTGTAATATCATAATCACCTGATGTAATATTAGCAGGAATAGCTACAGCCGTGGTCCCTGCTTCTTGCTGGTTAACTCCTGTTTCATGTTCAAAGTATATTGTTACACCTTCCGTATTACCAGTTACATCAAATGATACATCATCACTTGGATTGTATTTTGTTGCATGTGGTAAACCAAATACAGATGAGTCTTCCCATGTGCTTCTAGGAAACAAAGCACTTGCATTAGTAAACCATATAGGTCGTTTAGCAGTTGAATCTAGATAACTATATGTAACTGCTCTAGTATTTACATTAGATGTAGACGTTGGATAGAACCAAGTAATTTCACCAAACAAGTTATTAATACCACAATAAATTAATTGATTAGATGTAGTGTTAAGATCGTCGTAAACAAAATCTTCTACTAAACAGTCCATTGATTCTAGTTTACCAGTGTATCTAAAGAAACCATTATCAGACATCCAGTATGCAGCACCATCAACTTCTACTGCTGCATTCATACCAATCAATCCACAGTTAGTACCTGCTTGTTCAAATGCAAATGTAAAAGGAGTTCCAACAAAACGCATAGTAAATAAAGATGTATCACTCCAAATGTATATTGCATTTCTACCAAGTTTAGCTCCCATGATTCGTGATCCGGCGGCCAGTCTTTGTGTACCAGCACTATTCTCAGCTGTTGGTGTGTAATCTTCTATATTTTCTTGAGAAGAAAATCTTATAAACATATCATCTTGTGTAGTTTTATTACCAATAGTTGTTTCTGTTCCAAAAAATACTAAGTGACGATCGGGAGTTGACACTAACATATCACGTGACGCTGTTGGTGCTCCTGGAATAATTATAGCTCTTGTTGATGTTGCATTTGCTGCATCACCATCCCATTTAAAACATTCACCATTATGAATTAATGCAATAAGTGTTGTACCTAAATTATCTAATGACCATAGACCAGGATCTGTTACTTGGTCAGTGTTAGCTGCAGGTGATCCCCAACCTGTAAAAGATGAAGTGTTAGTTACAGTAGCACCATTACTGTGCGCAGCTCGTGTTGAACCTCGCGCAGCTCGTGTTATACCAGTTAATTTACTACCTGATACACCTGTGTATGATATTTCTTCTGTTCCTACTTGAATAAAGTTTGTACCAGAACTTGGAAAACCAGTAGTACTAGCTAATGTAATTTCTGTAGCTGAACCATTATTACCATTTGTGTCGTCGCCTAATAAACCATTTAATGTAGTTGTTAATGCACCTAAAATGTTACCACCCCATAATGATATACCCCAACCAAAAGCACCTAGTTGTTCAGCAGGTCCTACGTGAAAATATTGATAGTATTTTATTCCACCCGATGTTGTTGCACCACTACCTGTTTCATTAGAAGGCATTGTAATAGTGATTGTAGTATTTGTTGGTACACTTGTTATCATAAATTTTTTATCATTAAAATCTGCAGCACTAAAATTAGAATTTGTAATTGTAGAAAAATCACTAAATAAAATAATGTCTTGAGCTTGAAAAGTATGTGGTGTTGGAAAAGTTATTGTAACTGTTGGTGATCCATTAGTTGTGCTAAACGCATTTGTAATTGCTGTCCCTGTTGGATTAACTAAGGGATGTATATCATAATACACACCACCAGAATATATATACAAAATTTTGTTAGTTCCTATAGCTGCAAATTTAGTTGATTCTTTGTTTACAAAATGATGTAAACCTCTAGCAGCACCGGTAAGTTTTGATTCACCTAATTGGTTCCAGCCACCTATTTTTTCAGGTGTACCATATCTAAAACGAACGTTCTCTCCGTCTATCCATTGTGACTCTGCACCCGTAGATGTAACTTGTTTATTGAATCCTGGTAGGAATCCTAATTTTTGTAACATATAACCTCATTATAATACTATTTTACACCTGATGGTAGGCCTAGCTTAGCTCTTCCATCAAATCTATTTTTGTCTGCAAATGGGCCATTCACATGATTATAATGTAGAAATACCTGACCGCAAATGTTCCCGTCAAAAGGCTCTCGCCAATGTTCAAGTTCACATCCACTATATACTAGCATATCTCCTACTTCAAGCAAGACTTTCGTGCCTGCCGGAGCGTTTGGTTTTACAATGTTTTGTCTTTCGTTTACAACATTATTAGCACCTGTGCCATCTATAAATATAGGCCAAGGATCACCACCTAAATTAACTGTTGTAGATATTTCACAACTAGGTCTGTCTTTATGTCTATGTAAAGTGTCACCTTTTTTATATGCTCTTGCGTAGGAATAAGTAGGACATAGGTCTAAGCCAGTGTGTTTTTTCATAACTGGTAACATTTTAACCATAAGAGTTTCCATAGCAAAATCAGCATAACATGAGTAAGTATTAGGTATTTGTTTATCAGTCCATGTTCCAAGAATTGAAGACTGTGAGTGTATGTTATTTTCATACATATAACCTACTGCATCTCTTTTGAGTAAAAAGTAGTTTAATATAAAATTAGCTAGATCGTAAGATAAAGCATTTTTAATTACTTGATATTTTTTATGTTGAAATGTCTGTTCCATCTTTATGTTTTGTTTGATATTTTTTTGTAGCATTTATAAGAGTATCTACTTCTTCATTAGGTACTATTTCTATTTTATAATTTTCTATACCAAGTATACAACCTGCAATAAATCTTCTCATTCCCATACACAATCTATATTTACCATCTTTTTCAGTGCATATTAATGGATTAATTATACCATTTTTTTCTATATCTATTTTTAATTTTTTCCATCTTTCATTTTTTGTTTGACGCATTCTACCTTCTTCTGTTTTTAAATGCTCTTCTCTAAACACTATTTGATCTTTGTGAACTATCATACGACCATACACTTTTGTAAAAAATTAAAAGACACTGATATTCTTATATCATTAGAATTGTTAGGATCAACACAATGCATTAACCATGCCGGAAACATAATGCATCTTCCAGCAATTGGTTCATAATGTGTTTCTCTAAATAATCTTGATGGTTTTTCTCCTTCTTTTTGTCTGGGTCTTAACATTGCAGCTGAAGCTCTTGGATCATCTATTTTTAAATCACCACAGTTTTTAGGAGCTTTTATATAATACACACCAGACCATAATGAATTAGGGTGTTGATGTGCTCTGTTCATTCCACCTGGTGGATTTATATTAGCCCACATATTACCCAACACTGGTTCACTTTCATAATACTCTTGATCATAAATAGTTTTTTGACAAGCATATAACATATCAACTAATTTTTTAAATTGTGGTAACTCTGCCATATTAGTAGTTGAATGCCAACCTTGTACATTAGTTCGAACTACTCCTTTATCTTGTTTAGACCAAGCGACAATATCTCTTTCCAACTCTTGATTAAGAGTTGGATGTTCTATATCTGAAATATAGATAGGTGTTGGAAAATGTAAATCTCTATACATTATTTAAACGGTGTGCCTCCAAACCACATAACTAAAGATTTTCTGTTACCACGTATAACTGGTTTAACTCTATGTCTAATAAACGATGCAAAGAACACTGCGTGTCCTTGTTTTATTTTTGCAATTTTATCTTCAGCCATTAATTCTAAATCCCCACCTTCAAATTCTGATTCAGGAGATAGTAAACAAGTCATAGATATTTTTCTTACAGGTGGTTCGTGAGCCATGTTTACATCATTGTCTACATGCCAATCATAAAACCCACCTTCTGGATATTCTGTGTATTGTGCCATTTCAGTTATAGTCATTCCATCAAAACCAAAATGATTACCATTAGTAGTTTTCATAATACGTTCTATGTCTTTATACATCTCGGGTGTTTTAGAAAATGGTATCCAACTAATGTGTGAAGTTCTAGTCTTAGTATCTACGACCCCACCTTTAATACCTTCTTTATTTCCAACACTTGCATCATTTCTAGGTTCGTTTCTTCCTGCTTGAATTATCATTTTACATTGTTCAGGTGTAAATATTGGTGTTGTTGTTTCTACTATAAAAGATCTCCATCGTGGTTCTGTTATCATATTAATATCCGTACTCTACCCATCCTGTTATTATATATTTATCATTTGATAGAGGTGGGTTGCCTCTATGAATGTGTGTAAACTGTGATGGCCAAACTAACAATGTATTTTTTTCTGGTTTGAACCTGCACTTTTGATATAAAAATTCTGTTTCTCCACCTTCAGCTACATTATTTAAATATAATGAAAAAGCCAGTATTCTATTTCTAGCTTTCATTTCAGCATTCTCACAATGCCAAGTATGATACCCCTCACCAACTTTAGTTTTTTGTATTTTAACTTCTAATATATTGTGAGTAGATAAGTGTTTTAAATAAGAATATTTTTCAGTATATAATTTATATATTTCTTTAAAAAAAATATCTATAAACGGTTTGTTTGTATAAGTTAATGCAACATTTGTTTCTCTTATAGTATCTATTGCATTATCAGATACTAGCGTTTCATCTACTTGCCTAGGATACACTGCACCTTGTTGTTCACATTTATTAAAATAATTTAAATAATCATCTATTAATTTGTTTGGCATAAAGTTTTTAAATAAACCTATGTGATTATCTATATAAAATTGTTTCTCCATTATGCAGCTCCTCTATTTTTAATAGGGTCAAAATCAACATCACAATTTGCAGCAAGAGTTCGTCTAGTCTCATCAGTTCCATTAAATGGATACACACAGTGTCTCATATCATATGGAAATATATAAAAATCTCTAAGATCCATTGGTGGTTGATAATCTATTTTAGCAAACTGACCATTAGCTGCACCTAATATTTGTAATCTACCGTTCTGTTGTATGTGTTCTGCAGAGTATTCTTTACCATAAGTAGAAGGTAATTTTAAAATCATTACACTTGATAGACCTGTAAACAACATACCTCTATGAATGTGAGCTGGATTGTATTCGTGTTGTTTCATTTCATTAACCCATATAGAATTTAAATGCGTATTATATTCTTTAATTTTATTAAAAGATAAATAATGTCTAAATACAGTTAAAAAATAATCTGTAACATTCCTAGGCAGCATGTTATGATTTTTCATTTTTGTTTGATCTTGACCATGATAAAATAATGAATGTTCTTTTTCTATCTTACCAACTAACTGCCCGTTAGCAGGTGCAAGATTATGAAAATTTTGTTCATAGGTTTGATTAATCGTATTAAATATATCAAGTGGTACTTGATACTTTAAAATAGATTGACCTAAAAATATAAAATCAAACTTTAGGTTTTCCATGTTGTTCTAGTTTTTCTCTTTCTTTATAACTATTTTCTAATTCACCAGATTTTTTAATTCTTTGTAAAGATTGTAATTGACCCATTACATTAAATATTTCTGCTTCACTTGAGTTTGCATTTAAAGTTTTTGCTTTCTCATGGTACTGCAATCCATATGATTCTAACTGATGTTGATTAACATCTTTGTCATTAAATGATCCATCATTAAATTCTTTTTTTAATCCAGACCACATTTTAATTTCTCTCATTCTATGTTTAGCAACTTTTTCCATAGAAGCTTTACCAAATATAGCTTCGTCTAAATCTATTTTATATTTAGTTGCTTTATATTCATCTTCTTCTTTTTCAACTTTACCTTCTAACCATTTAATCTTTGCTTCGTTTCTTCTATAGTCAAATGATAGTGTCATTAAGTTATCTAAGTAAGATGACTGTTCTCTAACACACTGCCAATACTTTGATGCTTTAGTTGGATAACGATTGTCTTGTAGTACAGAAAACCTTGCTTCTGTTTCTGTTCGAAACATTTGTTTCTTGGTCCAAGTGTCCCTAAGCTCGTCTACCATACCTTTAAAAGCAGATAGATCTTCTTGTTCTAATAAATTATTTAAATGAGTTTCTTCACCTTGTATTACTTCTTTAACGTCTTTTTTCATAGCTTTATCCTTTATAGTTTCTTCTTATATATACTAACTAAAATATATTACAAGTCTTATGAATCGGTAAATGTTCTTGTTTGAGTTACACCTGCACCGGTCCACGTAAACGATGTTGTGACTGCAGAGTCTGGATTGTTTTCACCATCATACGCTAAAGCTGATCCTGCAGTAGCACCACCTCCACAAGCATTTCTACTATTAGCTGGATAATTTGTTGTTTCAGTCCAAGATGATCCATTCCATTCTTCAACGTTAGATGTAATCGATGGAGTCAAACCTCCGATACTAAGAGCAGCGGTTGCAATTCCAAAACCACCATTTGCATATTTTGCTTGATTTAAATTATTAACTTCTGTCCAACAAGTTCCATTCCAAGTTTCTACATTTACTGTAGATCCACTAGGCGGTGATAAAAATCCTCCAGCAACTATTGAACTTGTGTTATCAGCTCCACATCCTAACATTGCTCTTCTTGCAGTGTTTAAAGTATTAACCTGAGCCCAGTTAGTTCCATTCCAAAGTTCTGTTTGATTTGTACTAGCATTAGCGGGTTCATCATAACCACCTGCAGCCAAAGCTGATGTTTGAGTTCCAGTTCCTTTTGCCATACCATTTTTATCAGTATTCATATCATTAACTTCAGTCCAAGAAGTTCCGTTCCATTTTTCTGTTGCACCATTTGGAGATGGTGTTCCTGGTGAACTTCCACCATAAGCTAAAGCTGAAGTATTTGAAATTCCCGCTCCACTAACACCATTTCTTCCTTTAATTAAATCTGCTACTTCAGTCCAATTAGTTCCATTCCAAGATTCTGTTTGTGCTAAAAAGTCTGGAGACCCTCCTGAGTTTGCTCCACCCCAACATAAAGCTGATGTATAAGTTCCTTGGTTAGTACATCCCGCACCACCATGAGCAGTGTTTAATGAATTTGTAGAAGCAAAAGCACCGGCAGTTGTTAACACTGAACCTTTTAAAACATTTGATGTTGAGTTATACCAAACTTGTCCTTCAACAGGATAAGATGGATCGGTTGCTAAAACCTCAATTTGTGTTCCTTTAATTTCTTTGTATGTTGCCATAATTAATCCGTGCTTACCGTTTTAGTTGTATTTGATGAACCACTCCACTCTTCTGTTACTGCTGATACTGATCCTGTATTTCCTGCAAAAGCTAGAGCTGCTGTTTGAATTCCAGCACTTCCTAACGCTTTTCGTGCAGTAGATAAATTAGATGTTTCTGACCAACTAACTCCATTCCATTCTTCTGTTGCGTTTTGTATTGTTGGACTTGAACCACCAAATGCTAAAGCTAATGTTTGTATTCCAGCACCCGCTATTTCACCTCTAGCTGTGTTTAAGTCATTAACTTCTGTCCAACTAGTTCCATTCCAAGATTCTGTAACTGCTGTTCTATATGGAGAACCTATAGGTATAGATACTCCACCAAAACCTAAACCTGCTGCAGTTGTACCTGCACCCCCTGCATCATATCTTCCTAGATTTAAATTATTAACTTCTGTCCAACTAGTACCATTCCATTGTTCTGTATTAGTTTTTGATCCTGGGTTTCCACCAAAAGCTAAAGCAGCTGTTGCTATTCCTAAAGAACCAGGAGAATTTTTTGTTTCATTTAAATCAGCAACTTGAGCCCAATTAGTTCCGTTCCATAATTCTGTGTTTGCTGTGTTTCCTGGAACTTCTCCAGCAAAAGCTAGAGCAGATGTATTAGATGCACCACAACCTCCTAATTGTTGTTTAACTTCATTTAAATCATTTACTTCAGTCCAATTAGTTCCATTATAAGATTCTGTTACTGCAACTTGTGTTGTAGTACTTCCACCAAAACCTAAAGCAGATGTGTAAGTTCCTGCAGATCCTAATAATTGTCTAGCAGTATTCATACTATTAACTGTAGTCCAAGCACCGATTGATTGACCTGCACCTGTCCATTCTTCTGATAGAGCAGATACAGCACCAGGTTGTGATTCACCCCCTGCACCTATACCCGAAGTAGTGTCTGCTCCTCCTCCTGCCATTTGATATCTTGCTGTGTTTAAATCATTTTGTTCTGCCCAGTTTGTTCCATTCCATAATTCTGTTATTGCAAGTTTAGTTGGAGAACTTTCGTATCCTCCAAATCCTAAAGCAGAAGTATAAGTACCAAATCCAGCCACACCACCTCTAGCAGTGTTCATATCATTAAGTTCTGTCCAACTAGTTCCATTCCATTGTTCGGTAGCCGCTGAATTTGGTGGTAATCCTCGTCCACCAAAAGCTAAACAAGCTGTGCTTAATTTTCCTGAACTACCAAAAGACCATCTAGCAGTGTTCATATCGTTAGTTTCACTCCAACAACTTCCATTCCATAACTCTGTGTTACCAACTGTTGAGGATGAATAACCACCATAAGCTAAAGCTGCTGTGTTATCAGTACCCGCTCCTCCTATAACATACCTACCAGTATTTAAAGTATTTACTACAGCCCAATTTGTTCCATTCCATAATTCTGTTTTATTTCCGTTTGAAGGAGTTGGTTCTCCACCAAAAGCTAAAGCTGATGTTTGAGTTCCTGCAGCTGCTAATGCACCTCTTGCACTTTGCATATTGTTAACTTCAGTCCAATTTGTTCCATTATATAATTCTGTGTTAGCAGATCCACCACCAACAATTAATGTAGCAGTTTCAATTCCTGCTCCTGCTATTTCTTTTCTTGCAGTATTCATATTATTACCAGTTGACCACGAACCAGCTGTCGTTACATTTGGAAATTGAAACTTAAATGCATTAGACGTCTCATTGTACCACACCTCTCCCGTATTCGGATTATCAGGATCCGTAGTGTAGTTCTGTATTTTACTACCATGTGTGCCTAAGTAAGTAGCCATTTAAATTTTTACTCCTCCAATGTTATGTCAGCAGGTCTTGTTCGGTCTGGTTTAGCTGGTGCTTTTTCAGCATCATCTAAAGCATCCCACGCAGCTTGCGCTGCTTGAACCTCTGCATCAACAATCGCCTGTGCTTCGTCTTTTGTTTTTACAGCACCTGCAACTTTAGCAATCCAAAGATTACCGTCTTTGTTATATGCAGGAACTTGCCAAACATTTCCAGGATAGCCTACAAACGTGATTCTTTGAGATTCAACGTGATCGATGAAACCCTTTCCCCAGTTTTCTGCTACACAGTATTGATATGTTTTTGCCATAGTT